CTTCTTCGTGATAGTCACCAAGGACAGCTCCAATATCTCCATTACATTCTTGTAAGAGCTGAATCAACTCACCAGCTGTACGGTCGTAAGCTCCCTTTGTTGGCAGCCATTTGACAATCTCGCCAGTTTCGTCGTCAGTCTTGGGGTAGCACTTGGTCACATAACCGACATTTTCACCAGCTTCAAAGAGTGTTTCAAGGTATTTGATGATTTCTTGCACCGGATTCCAAATTGTCGGCTCATGAATTTCCTTACCTTCAATCCAGTCTTTATCAATGACACGATAATCACGGTCAATGGTGTCCGTCCATCCTAACTCATGCGCATTCTCACTGTCATAGCTGGATTGCGACACCCAGCCATTTTCTTTAGCAAGTTGAGTAATCGTCGCACCCGTCACGATAGTTCCTGCTTGTTCATTGAAAGTATCCCATTTCTTGAAACACTCGAATTTCTTGTATCGGCTGTCGTTTTGCGACCAGTTATCCCAGTCAGATGCCGTGTAGCCTTCGTGTTTCAAGGCCATACCGACATTAACCCACGTTTGGTAGTCTACCGTGGCAGGATTGATATAATTTAATAATGGTAGTAAATCAAATTTTTCTTCTGACATTTTTTTCCTTTGCTTGGTCTCTTCTTGGTCTTCTATTATTTGCTTGAGTTTTAGCATCCACCCATCTACAATTAGATGGTTCATAATTGCCGTTAACATCTATACGATCAATAGACAAGTTATCAGCGTATCCATTAGACAACGCCCAATCATGAAATGAAGTATAATTATTTAGCCATTCGTCACATATTTTTATACCGCGCCCACCGTAGTTACTATAAGCAACACATTCGGGATTGTAACAGCGTTTTTTCATACCATGAAAAATTTTAAAGATTCTAGTTTTAGAAAGTCCGTGGGTTGTATGATTCCCCTCTTTTCTAGATTCTTTTTCAAAACATCCGCAAGATGTTATCTTCCCATATCGTAGATGATCACTGCGAATATATTTTTTATTACCACAATCACATTTGCATAGCCAATAAATATATCTTTTTCGGCGTTCAAAACTATTTAATACCAATAATCGTCCAAATCTTATATTAGCTAAATCAATTATTTTTCCCATACTTACACGCTCCTGTTCTGACTTCCTCTCTCACGATTGCACCATGTTCCTCAGTCAAGCTGTTTAAACGATGTCTAATTAGATTAAGCAATGCCCAATGCGAGCTATGCTGTGTGATTAAATCTAAATACGTCTCTGGTTTATCGAGGTCAGGAGCAACCGATAACCATTCATGTAGAATATCTAATGAATCTTGTATTTCACTAACATAAGCAACCAATTCTTCGTAACTGTTTAAAATATTTCTTTGAGCCATAATAAAAACACTCCTTGTGTATGTTGAAAAGAAGTGTCCACTCGTGATATAATAGATTTCACGGAGTTTACACTTCGGGTGGACAGCTTAGAACCGTCTGATTGGCGTTAGGGGTTCTAAGTTGTTTTTTTATTTGAGTAACTCAACCGCTCTGCGAATCGCTTCTGACTTTGTAACCTGTTGATTTTTACAATAACTCTCAAACTTATCGAAAGTTTCTTGTGTCATTCTCACAGTTACACGCTTGTCTTGTGGCTTTTCAGCTTTGGGACGACCTACTGTTTTTTTATTGTCAGTCATGGTTCACCACCTTTCTGTCCGACAACAATTATTATAATTCTTGTCAGACAAATTTGTCAAGTGTTTTTATTAAATTTTCAAAGAACTTTTTTAATTTGGTACATATTCTTTAGGATTAACATTTTGCGGAAGTATCCAACCGCTGCTTGCTATTCTATTTATCATATTTTTGGCATTTTCAAAGCTCCATAGACCGACATTTCTAAAGCCATATCTTTCCAATAATCGAATCTGCTTTGGTGTGGTCAGACCTTCTGACTGTCGCTTGCTAAGTCGGTCTAGTAACTTGCTGGCTTTACCGTAATTTCCGATTTCGTCAGTAAAAATTCCAAATTTTTCTAAGGCTTGTAACTGATTTTTTGTTGGAGGAGACTGCTCAATTCCGAAGTTAGGCACATAGTTCGACAAGTCTTCAGCATGGATAGACATTTCGAATTGCAATGGATCCACAAGTTTGCGTTTACGCTTGCGCATTTCTTCCAGTTGTTTTGCCAAAGCCTCTTCACGCTGTGCGACGACGTCCTCCGTTGCCTTAACTTCCATATCTTCAAGGTCGAGCATGACGCCTGTCTGCTCTTCCATGTTCTCAACCATTTTTTGAGCGACTTCTGGAGTCTCACATATCAAGTGAGCTGGCCGGCATAGTTCGTGGCGTTCAGTGTGCCAGAGGAAGTCTAGCAAGAGCAATTCTTCCTTCCCTGGATGCAAGCGAGTCCCACGCCCCACCATTTGAGAATAGAGCGCTCGCACTTTGGTAGGCCTTAGCACAACTACGCAATCTACTGATGGACAATCCCAGCCTTCAGTCAAGAGCATAGAGTTACAAAGAACGTTGTAGCGGTCATTCTCGAAGTCTTCTAAGACTTCGGCACGGTCCTTGGACTCTCCATTTACCTCAGCTGCGCGAAAACCTTTTGCGTTTAGAATATCTCTAAATTTCTGTGAGGTCTTCACTAGTGGTAAGAATACAACTGTCTTGCGGTCAACACATTGCTTGACCATTTCGTCTGCTATCTGCTCCAGGTATGGATCCAGTGCCGTTCCGACATCACTCGCTTTGAAATCGCCAGCTGACATACTGACGTTTGATAAATCCAAGCTAAGCGGAATTGTCAAAGCTTTGATTTTTGATAAGTACCCTTCTTGAATAGCTTGAACTAGTGAATACTCGTAAGCTAAGCTGTCGAAGTAAGAGCCTAGGTTCTTCATATCTCCACGGTCTGGTGTGGCAGTCACTCCTAATACATTCGACTGTTCAAAATATCCAAGAACACGCTGATATCCATCTGAAATGGCGTGATGAGCTTCGTCGACTACAATTGTATCGAACCAATCAGGAGGAAATTGACTAAGTCGCTTCTCTCTCTGCATCGTCTGAACTGAACCGACAACTACTCGGTACCATGAACCGATAGAGGTGTTTTCTGCTTTTTCTAAGGCCGTGCCGAGTCCTGTCGCAGTCTTGAGCTTGTCGCTAGCCTGCTCTAAAAGCTCTGACCTATGAGCAAGGACAAGCACGCGCTTGCCCTCTTTCACTTGGTCTTCAATGATTTTGGAGAAGACGATTGTCTTTCCACAACCTGTTGGCAATACTAAGAGCGTGCGCTTGCGACCTTTATCCCATTCAGCTTGAACAGCCTCCCGTGCTTCCTGTTGATAAGGTCTTAATTGCATCCCTTACCTCCTAAAATTGCCCAGCTTGGTATCCAGATTGCCCTTGCGGTTGTTGTGCAAAATTCGGCTGCTGTGGTTGCTGAACTTGTCCCGGTTGCTGATTCAACACTTTTGTGTAATCAACGTCTTCAGGGTATAGCATGGATTTGACTTCATTGTAATTGTTGTTATTGTATTGTCGAGTTCCGACTTTACATACGCCAGTTGCGCCGATGATGGTATTCCAGTTCATGCGAAGCGGTTCGCCTTTTTTCTTTTGACCAATCGCTGCAAAGAAAGCAGATAGCATTCCTTCAGTTGAGCTGTGTAAGAATAGATTATGGCGCAGTTCAGTTTCGCCTTCGTTAGCTACGATTTTGATGCTGACGATAGCCTTGTTACAAGCTGGTAGTTTCCCTGGATTTTGCGGATTCGGCGTGTGGCGTGTACGTTCCATGCCAACGACTGTAAAATGGTACAAGCCGTCAGGCAATAGGACGAAATCGGAGTCTTTTTCAATCGTGTCTTCCCAACCAATTTCGTGTTCAAAGTTGTTGTATTGTTGTGTCATGTTGATTTCTCCTTTAAGCTAAAATAGTAATTTTTTTGTTGCTAGCAAGTTCTGTTTTTAAATAATCTGAGATGTTTTTAACAGCATCTAATTTCCATTTGCCCCCGTCCGCTTCAAAGAGAGCTAGATTCGCTGAATTGTTAACTCTGAAAACAAACTGACTTGCTGGTTGTTCTACTTCGTTAAAGGTACGATACGGTCGTAAGGTTACTGGATTTGGAGTCTTAGCCTGTGCTAGACTTGCTACACCATTGCGAACAGTCACAGTTTGTGTAATGCCGTTATCCTGAGCATCTGCCCCTTTTTCGATTTTTAAGTGACTAGCAAAATCTAAAACTAGATTGCGATCTGCATCACTGATAAACATAGATTGCAACATAATATTAAACTCTTCCTGATTACACCAATTACTAAAAGGAATAACTGGAACAGTTGCTTTTACAGATACGAGCTGAGGACGTTTACCATTTTCAAAATCAACTTGATCATATACAGATACTTTTTGGTAACTGTCCACGACAACTACAATTTTACGATCACTGATGAAATCGTTATCTGATTTGAGATAGTCAACAAGACTCTTGAGCGTCTGAAGTTCAAGGATAGGTGCGTACTTACGAGGGTTAAGTTCCTGTAAGTTATATTCATTGCTGTCAAAATATTCCTTCCCGGTTTCTGAACGAATGATTTTGTTTTCTTTACCCGCTAATTCGACTGCGTATGATAATGCATCTTTAATATTTTCTGTCATGGTTAGTTACCTGCTTTCTTTTGATTGTAATCAATGATTTTAGATTTTTCCTGTTGTTCCACTTTTTCAATGAGATCGCCAGTATCGGTCCGCATATCTCCGTTGTCATCAAAGTAAGTCTGCCCAGGGATGCCACTTTTTAGTTCATTAGCGTGAATTTTACCGGTGTCATCTCGACCGACAATAACAGTTGTTGCAACACCTTTCTGCGGTGCTAAAGTAGATTTGACTTCCATGCCTGTCTTAACGACCGTACGTTCATCGTCTGTTGACATCGTTAGTGTGATAGTAACCTTACGGGTTGCTTTGGCTTCTGTATTGAGATCCAGAATGTTCTCAAGGACTTTTTCAAGTTCTTTGTCAACCTTTTCTTGTAAGGCTGTATTTGCGATTTTTGACAAATCAATTTTAATAGTTTTATCTTTCATAGATACTCCTTATTGTATTTTGCTATGATTTCTAATTCCCAGAATCTACACGGTGAAGGGCAGTTCAGGGTCCGCTCGTACTTGATTTTGAATAACTTCCATAGTCGCCTGCCAATGTGCCACAATCATATCCCAGTAATCAGGAGGGAAGTTTTCAATCGGAGTTCCTAACGGGAAGTGTCCACGGATGTAAGCGACTTTTTGAAGTTCTTCTTCTGTCACGTTTCCTTGCGTCATGAGGTCCGTCAAACTCTTAGACAAGCTTGCATGATATTGCGCTGGTGGTGTCTGAGTCTTGCTAGGGGCTTCATTTTGAGGTTTTTCAGCGACCTGTGACATATCGAGAGGCAATTCCTCTTGGACTTGCTCAGGGGCTTGCTGTACGGTCTGCTGAGGTGCTGGAGCAACTGCTTGAGGTTGTGACGCAGGCGCTTGTACTTGTTGATTCGCAAAGATATGGGCGATTCCTGCATAATGGAACGGTAATTCATCTGGCAAACCGTGTCGGTTCTTGGCGTCCCATGCTGGGCGATGATTGGTATACATCACACGTTCACCGCCCTGCGCCTTCTTCTTACCGTTCTCGGCCGTCATGACTAAGGTTTTGTAATTGGCAAATAGAACCATGTCTGCCCATTCTTTTACGAGTGGAGCTGTCTGGGAACTCGTCTTCTTACCAAGTTTGAGCTCATATCTGTCATAAGAACCCATCTCGTCAGGTTGTTCAAATTTCTTAATCTGAGCGTGCGCAGTTAATACTACGTTGATGCCCATATCAACCAAGTCAGACAGACTATTTAAGAAACGTCCCATTTCTTCTTGTACAAAGGTGTATCCCTTGCCCCAGCCAAAATCTTCAATCCCTTGCTTGCCATGTTGCGAACAGATGTAATTAACTGCCATGGACTCTGCCCAGTCGATTGTGTCGATGACGAGCGTTCCACATTCTGTCGGATTCGCCTTGATAAAAGCAATCTCATTGATGAGCATGGTCCAGCTGGTCGGCTTGTCTAACCGTGCCACATCCATGTTATCTGTCGAACCTTCCGTGTCGATGAAGACCGCATTTGGAAATTCAGCAGCAAATGTGGACTTGCCAATTCCTTCAGGACCGTAGATAACTACCTTTTGAGCTCGTGCTCGTTTTCCTCTTGTGATTTGCATGTTTTAAAAACCTCCTTGCCATGTTT